ACACAATATATGGTGGGTAAAACGAGGCGCGTTAGCGCCTCGTTCCTGTATAACTTATTGGGATAAGTTATTCGGTTTAGTTATATTCTCGTCATCATTTCGTGGCACTTTGTTCCTTGACAGTATCTCATTTACTTTAAAACACTATCAATATGATTTACGTCTAAAGTTGCAGTATCATTGAACTCCCATTTAAAACTAGCAGTTCTATACTGTGGCTTACCAAATTTTTCAGTAGACCATATATCCAAATAATTAAAACAAGGATATCCCTTTTTAGAAATAAACTCACCTCTAGCAACTCCATCAAGTTGACCTTTCCTCTCGATAGTTTCGCCATATTTAGTTGCATAGTATTTAATGTAAAAAATTGCGTCTTTAAAAGGGAATTTCGTCATCATTTTCCTCTTTCTTTTTTAGCAACGCATTTAGTCTTTCATTTTCTTTAGTAGCAACCAAGATCTTTTGTTCAGTTTCAGTTTTTAATTGATACAGAACAAGAAGTTCTCTCATAACCATCATATGATCGCTATGTTCGTATTCTTTATTTGACATTTTACTTTCTCCTTTTTTGTTATACATAGCTGGGATTTTATATTAAAACCCCAGATATGTCAAGAAGAATTATTGTGTGGATTGTTGTTGATTGTATGCCTTGCGTAGGGCAATTTTTTGTTCTCTTGATATGTTTTTATTCTTCATACCTTTTATTCTATCCGCTAGATTTTTTGGATTGTAAATGACCAAGCCAGTAGAGTTAGTTCTAATTATTTCTGCGTCATTAACCGACAAGCCGAGTTCAGTACATAACTCAATCCCCTCGTCTAAATATTTATAACCCTTTAAACCCATTTTAATTTCTTTCATTTGATCTAAAATAGATTTAATCCATTTATAATGTGCCATAATCATTTGACCTTTGGCTTGTTGCCAGATTACAAAAGTATTAAACTCATCTTTTGAAACTGGGATTTGACGATCTCTACAATACTCACGACCAATTAAATCCAACTCATAGTTTGCGTTCCAATCTCTTGCGTGAGATATTTCATTTCCTCTACCACCAGAAAATCCTAACGCCTTTTCATTTGCGTCATTGAATTTAGTTTGGTGTGGATTGCTAGGTTTATTTTCCATTTCAATATTAATATCTGGATTGCAATTTTCCTTTGCTTTTAACTCATCTCTAAAATAAGCATAAGCAAAATCACGTGATCTTGGTTTATAACTATCCATATCATCTTGACGATCAACTCCGTCAATGTCACCATCTAAACGAAAGTCAAAATGTTTTGTTTCGTACTTATCATCTTCGTCAGTTGCGTCTTTCTTCTTCATATAACCAAAATGAAAGCAACTATCTTTTGCGATAGTATTTACATTAGGATATTTGCCTTGAAGATAATGTGCCATATCCACATCTTTTTTAGGATATTGTCTAGTTACACATTGTTGTGCTAAATCCCACGTAGCATTTTGCTTGTCTAAAAAACTCTCTCTTAATTGAAAGAATTTTTCTTTCTCTTGCGTGTTCTCTTGTTCAAGATGTACTCGCATACGATTTGCGATTTTATTTCTGCACTCTTGATTTAGTCTTATTCTAGCCATTGGCTACCTCTTTCTGTTTGTTGTTGCATATCTAGGATATTATATGAATTAATTTAAGTTGTCAAGGGGTATTAGCGGTCAAGCCGCTGATACCTCGTATTATTTTTTTTTAGGGGTGGGCCCGCCCATAAAGTACAAGCCATAAAAAATAATTCTTGACAAGTGATCTGGGATAATATAAGATAAGCATAGTTTAAATTAAGAATAAAAACTTAATAACTTATGGAAGTGAACTTGCAGTTGGCAGTATAAAAACGCAACTGCAAGTCACGAAAGAAAAAATGATGATATATGGAAACACAATTAAAGATATAATTAAGATGTACCCAAAATGGGTTTGGGCAGGAAATATTTTCTGTATTGCCCTCGGACTTTGGGTTATATTTTGGCTTTAAGCTTCCAAGCTTGAGCCCTGATCCTAGAGCTATCGGAAAGTATACGCCGTTGTTATCTAGGATCTGGGGTCAAGTAGACCTAAAGATGTCTAGTACCCAATGTCGTACGTGTTATGATCAACGGCGGGAAAGGTGGCGAAACCACTCAAAATATCGGGTGACATCCGCTTGGCCACTTTAGAATGATTCTAAACTGAAAGGAAATATGAAAAATAACAAACTATATAAAGTTGGAATACCTGATTGCGTAAAACAAATTATAGCAATCAATAAAGAATTAGAGGACCATGATTCCAGGCAGGATGCTCATATGATTTTTATACAAAAATTACAAGCTCGTATTGAAAAATTAGAGCTGCAAGCCGCAAGCTTCAAGCAGCAAGCTTGACAGCCTGTCCCAGAGATGATAGGATAAGTTATTATGAAAGAAATACTAGTAAGAGGAAAAAAAGTAAAAGTCCCATTTGAGGATGCGGACTATAATTTAGATGGTGAAGAAAATGTAACCATCTCAAACAGATTCAGCGGAGAGAAAGCCACAGTACCAGGATACGCGGCCGCTGTTTACGATGTGATTATGGGTGCTGAGCAATTCCAGCAATGGGAGACCCACAGGAAGGGGCTAGACTGGTTTATGAAATACTTTCCCAAACAATATATGGTGCTACTTGATTAGATCTAAGCACAATAATTTAATGAACTATTTCATCCACGATGAGCGGGACCTGAGTCCCGCTTATGTGCGCAAGTGCAAAAAATTTCTGGAAAAAATAAAACAAAAAAATAAGGCTGCAAGCTCCCAAGCGGGTGGGCCCGCCCGTAAAGAATCAGGGTTCAAGCAGGGTTGACAGTCTACAAGCTCTGGGATAAACTAGGATTATGACCAAAAAAGAATTAATCAAACAAAATAAAAAGTTAATTAAACAAATCAACTGGATGTCTGCAGAATGGTCTAGAGATTATCGAAAGCTTTCAAATAAAATTATATGCTTAAAAAAGAAGCAAACAAAATCACGGGCGGCCTAAGCGCACCAGGCAAAATGCCTGAGGGCTCATATAACCTGCCGGCTCGAGCGTGCCAGACTGGCGCGAAGCTCAGGGAGATTCCCGGCACACCGTGCTGGGGCTGCTATGCTTTTAAAGGTCGATACAATTTCCCCAATGTCAAGGACGCGTTAACACGCCGGCTGGAGAGCCTGGGACACCCGCTCTGGGTTCAGGCAATGGCGGTATTAATTAAAGGAAAAAAATTTTTTAGATGGCACGACAGCGGAGACCTGCAAGGGCCCGAGCACCTTAAAAAAATTTTTGAAGTCTGTAATTTAACACCGGATACACAACACTGGCTGCCAACACAGGAGAGACAGTATCTACCTCTTCAGGGTTCAAGCATTCCCAAAAATTTAATAATAAGATTAAGCAACGCGAAGAATGACACGAAGCCCGGCAATGCCTGGTCCCATTGGTCCACCGTGGTGAGCAGGCCGCGAGCTGGTCACGTGTGCCCGGCCCCTGAGCAGGGCAACAACTGCGGCAGCTGCAGAGCTTGCTGGAATAAAGATATAAATGAAATCCAATACCGACTCCATTAAAATAAAAAAATTTCATGATCAATGGTGCAGGGACAATGGCTATCCAGTCTACAAGCCCTCAAGCAAAGAGACACAAGACTCGAGGCCACAAGCTAAGGGTTCAAGCTTCAAGCCCAAGTCAACAAGCTCCAGGATCCGGGAACCCGGATAGAGTCTGAAGTCCCCAAGCTTCAGGGTACAAGCTACCAGGATAAAAGTATTTTTTTTATGCTTAATATGAAAAGAAATCTGGTGAGGAGAGAACCTCACAAAATTGGGTTTTTTGGGAGGAGTTACTTTTAATTCAAGAGTGAAAAAGTTGCCAGAAGGAGCATACCCCAACAGGTCAGGAGTACCGAATAAAGCCCAATTTTCCAGGCGTGTCCATGCAATTCTTTTCGACTCATTTTTTAATTTCTTCCAGAGTTGTCGCTCAGTAATGACTTCTCTAACCACCCCAAGCCTACCTTATAATTTTTTAACTATTTTACCCATGACATGTCTTGGTTCAGTACATTTAAAAACCAATCGATGCGTCTCGTTACTACCTAAAATTCTATTTTCAAGCAAGCTAATTTCTGTAATATCCATAAATTTTTGTGGATACCCATCTGGTAACTCAACCTGCACTCGGGCATATTGAACAGCTGGAGAAACTAAGAACTTATCTATGATCTGTCTAAAATCCTTTCCATTAATCATGTTATTGCACTTATAGGATATTTTGTGTAGAATGGCAAGATTATGCCGGGACCAGCCAAACAACTAACAACCAGACAGATGAAGTTTGCTCAACTCATAGTCTATGGAGTCGAAGGAAGCCCTATAACCAAAACAGAAGCAGCTAAACTCGCGGGATACTCCGATGCGCCATCTGAAGGCTCTAAATTAACCAATCCCAATCGCTACCCATTAGTGTGTGCTTACATCAGTAATCTCAGGGATGAAGTAAGGCAGAAATATGGCATCAGCTTTGAAGGTCATTTAGAAGAGCTCGGTAAAATTAGAGATAGAGGCAAAAAAGACAATAGGAATCTAGCGGCTGCAGCCACTACTGAAATAGCTAGAGGTAAGGTAGCTGGATATTATATTGATCAAAAGATTGTGAGACACGGAAAGATTGACGACCTCAATCTCGATCAACTCTATGAAAGAATGAAAACAATCAAAGAGAAGAACGAGAGAGTGTTGGAAGCTAAAAAGCTTTTGAATTCTACTGAGGAATCAGTGTCAGAAAGTAAAACATCGCAACAAAAAAAATTACCATTGCCACAACAAACATCTGATCCGGATTCC